TTAGTGCACAAATAAAGCACGATCAATCTCATCCAGCTTCCGCAGTGCCGTACTTGATGACACGCCAGTGCATGCCGCGAGCGCCCGTACTTGCTTGACCGTCCAACGATCTAGCGGCCGTGAGTTGGCGTTAAACCATGTCGTTTGACTGATGCCGCTCTCTTTTGCTAGCCGATAGCGCGTGAGGTTGTGTGCCTCAAGATACTTATCTAAAATTCCCGCCATAATTTTCCTCCCACAAAAAGCACCCTCCAAAGCGGGTTACCTTTCTTAGTCTTCATTGTAGCTTTGAATTTCGTCCGTAATGATTTCTTGTGTCTCTGCTAGATCATCTGAGTAGCTGACACCATCATCGATAGATACTGGCCATAGAACCCATTCATTTTGTTCGCGGTCGAACTTTAGAGTGCCGTACTTGTCGCCATTAACAGTTACTTCTACTTGGTCTTCGTATGGGGTGCTGAACTGAACTTTTTTCATGATGTATGCCCTCCTAGGCTTCTTGTCTTTTGCTTTCCTCTACATTCATATAATACCATATATGGAAGTAATTGCAACAATTTTTTGTAAGTATTTTGGAATTATTTTTGCGATAACAATAAAATAAGCCCTCCACCCGCGTTAGCGAGCAGAGGGCCTTTTTGTTACCTGATATACAGGCTTTCGCCCGGGTAGATCAGGCTGTAGATTGACTTGCCATTGTTAGCGGCTAACGTGTACATGCTGATGCCATACTTTCTGGCAATGCTCCAGAAGCTATCACCATAGCGGACTGTGTAGTACGTGTGACTTGATACGGCCACTGAGTAGCCACCAGAGACACGCAATACATCGCCTGGGTGAATCACACTGTAGATTGACTTGCCGTTGTTAGAAGCCAAAGTATACATGCTCATGCCATACTTGTAAGCAATCGACCACCAACTGTCACCAGACTGAACCGTATATGACGAGCCAGAGCTTACTGATGGCACACCGGTCGTTGTCAGCAACTCAACATTGCTACGATTGATCCAGCTCATGATGCCATCAAGCAATACGTTTGATCCAGATACTTGCTGCACGGTGTACGTCTTGCCATGAACCCAGCTAGGCATTGCGACACCGTTCGCCCAACGGGTTGTGCCGAAGTTTACCTTGACACTATCGCCAACTTTGATCTGGCTAAGCGTGGTGTTGTTAGCTTGCTGACCGGCGTTGGTTGCCGGTGTATTGGTTGATGGGTTGACGTAGGTCTTGCCGCTGTCAGTTGTCGTGCTACCACTGTAGCCTGAATCAGTAATGCCAGTTAGATCAACGTTGCCATCAAGGCCGCCAGCGCGATAGGTGGAAGTGAACTGGAAGATACCTACATTATCAAAGCTCGGGAAGTAGCCATAGTTCGGAACAGTGGTGACGTTGTAGTCTGGATATTCCGCAAGCCATAGCTGGTAGCGACTGGCAATCTGTGACAAGTCAATGTGACTCATCAAGAAGCTCTTATACCCGTAAAGTATTGGCGTGTACCCAGCATCGCGGATATAGTCGAGTGCCCACAGCAAAGTTGCCGTGTTGGTTGATCCAGCTTCATAGTCAAGCGCAACAATCGACCCTTTTGGCGTCTGAATCTCTGGCAAGAAATGATCTAGCACCTGCTTGGCCAAATTGGTGTTGTCGATATTCTGCCACCAAATATAGGTGTGTGCCCGCTTACCAGCGGCAATCAAAGAAGCAACCTGTGTCTTATACGTGGTTTGCTCGTACGTGCCGTAGCCGCTATAGCCACCGATTTGAGAGATCCCAAACTTGTCAGTGGAATAACCAAAGACACCGTTATCTCCTTGGTACCGGCTCCAGTCGACACCCTGATCACCCTTGGCTGCATTTACCTGCGATGGCAAGGCAAAAGAAATAGCCGCCAAGAAGGCGACTACCAAAGTGATTAGTTTAGTTTTAAATTTCATGGTGCCCTCCTTATTGCTGTGGAGCAACAGATGCTGGTGCCAGTTGAGCCTTAACTGCATCTGCGGCTGCTTGAGCTGCGGCAGCTACCTTGTCTTGATTAGATGCTTCCTGATCAACTGTTTTTTGTGGATAGGTTTCTGCTAGGCTGTCTTTCAAATCCGCAAAAGCTTTCTCAACTGCATTGGCAATTGTCTGCTCGTCTGTGCTGGTGAAGCCAAGCGACTTCAAGCCGTCTTTCACAGCTTGAATGGCAGTCGATTTCTTAACCGCACCGTCAATCGCCTGTGTCACGCCAAGCTGTTCTGCTGCTGTTACCGCTGCATTTGCCAATGGGCCTAATACCTTTACCAAGGTGAGTGCCTGTTTGTTAGCCAGCAATTGTTTTGAGATCCAAGCCCCAATGATTGGGATTGCCGCTACTGCAAGTGATACTAAAAGTTCTGTCCAATTATTCATCATCATTATCTCCTTTAATGCCTACATGGTCTTCCAATCGAGTAATCCTAACCGAGTGACTACCAAGCTCTTCATCATGTGTTTTCAGATGAGCATTCAAGTCTTGCAGCGATTGTTCGTGCAGTTTTAGCTGACGATTAATCGTCCCTGAAAGCACTTGAATATCAGAACGCAATGGATCTAAGGCAATCTTTTTGAACAGCCAGCTGCCCGCACTTACGCCCACCCCTATGATTGATATGAATTCCGCCCAGTCACCAATCGTGTATCCAAAAAATGTCACTTTCTCACCTCCTTCCACAAAAATAGCCGCTAGCTTTTGCTGGCGACTTGCTTAACAAGCTCATCTACTTCTGCTTGGCTAATCCAGCCGACACTCACGAACAAGGCTAAGTCATCCTTGTTGTAGATTCCTTGCTGATAGTAGCTGATAATTAATGGTTTATATGCGTTCACGATTTTGCCTCCTTGGTCAATGTTGCCACCTGCTTTATCAAAGCTGCGTTTGACATAGTTAGACTAGCAACCATCTTCATAGTTTCAGCATTTGCTAAGTTAGCCGCAGACGGCTTAGGTTTAGGTCTGTCAGCGTCTGGGTCATAGCCAGCATCTGGAACAACCTTGCCATCAATAATGCTGGCGTGGTCTTCATACAAGCCAATGGTATCGTCAACTTCAATAACCTCGAATCCTTCATCGGTTGGCCCTACTGGTCTGCTTTCATCAGCGTTTGCCCAATTAAGCAGCCGATTATTGCTATCCGTCCACACTTTGATTTTCATACTTGCCTCCTAGAAAAATGGATCTCCTGTTGGATAATCATCTTGCGTTATATATGAGAATGATCCTCGATACCCGCCACTGCCAACAGACGGGATTAATCGCCAGTAGCCACCTGCCACGTAGTAAACGGCACAAGTATCACCTATATACGATGTCGAAAACAACGTTGCCCCTGTTGCTTGCGGTAAATATGGCTTATATCCGGCTCTTGGCTGAACAAGATCAAGCCAGCCCTGCTTGCCTTTCGCCACAATATCAAAGCTGACTGTGCAAATGTTATTTCTTCTAGCATAATGAATGTATGCCCGTTCAATATCTGCGTTTGAATATGCAGTGGTATTGTTGTAGTAATAGGTGACATTGTCCGTTGACTTGAATGTGCTGAACACATATTTTTTGGTGGCCGCATTTTCATCACTAATCAGGGTTGATAAGTGAAGCTCGCCACCTTGCAAATTAGCATACTGAACATCACCGGCATTGTCAGGTGTGCGTTCACGACTGACAAAACCTGATGGGCCCAAGTCACTAATCATCGTGTGTCCGTCTGCTATGCCTTGATCGTTTTCAACATTCCCTGTGATATTCACGTGACCATATTGCATACTGGTGTTGCCACTGCTGAACTTTCCTAAATTGGCATCGCTAAGAGCAGTGTGATGGAATGGCGCATTGATATCAGGAGAATCAATGATCGCACTGTCAATCTCAATCGCAACAAGTTTCTCAATGTTCAAAATGGCCTGCTGGATACTTTGGTCAATCCAAGTTGATCCATTGTAATACTGTAATGCTGTGGCATCGTTAAGCGTTGTCCCATGCCACCACAAGTCACCCTTCTTGGGGTTTGTGGGTGTGCCCAACTGAATGTACGTGTATGGCACATCCTTGCTTCCGGGAACACCTTGCGGACCTCTGATATTTCCAAGTACATTTCCAACTCCAAAGGTTCCACCACCGCCTCCGCCACCAACGTTTACAGTATCAATTTGAAAAATGTTGCCAGAGGGAGTGATTATGGTATCGCCAATTTTGGGAGGATTATCAACGGACGTTGTCGGACTTAAATCAGACCAGAAATAACCTTCACCATTTGGTATATCCTCGTAACTACTTTTAAAAATCTGCTTTCCACGTTCACCTTGCGCTCCGTCATCTACTCGTGCTAGAGTGATTGTTTCGAATGCTTTAACTACCATGGCTAACCCTCTAATTCTGCCGTGTAAGTTGCCTTGCTGGCGACGTCACCGGCATTGATTGTGAGTGAGGCACCTGTTCCCACTGCGGAAGTCGCATTATCTTTGTACCAGTTAATCGTACCAAGTGCTGCTAGGGCAGCGCCAGTGACTTCTGCCCCACCCTTGTACACATGAGCAGTCAGTGTAGTAGCAACAGCTGTGTTTTTAAAGATAGTTCCCGCACTTGACAACACCACCATCATGAGTGCGTCCGCACCATCAGCACCATCAGCGGCCTGACGCGTAACGCTATATGATACCGTGGACTTGCCATCAGAATACTTGACTGTTACACGTGTCCACAAATACTTACCAGCGGCAACGGTTGGAATCGTGGTAGTCCATCCAGTTGTGGGCGTGTTCGTGCCATCAGAGCCTACAACATACTCCGTAACATTTGATGATACGGTCACGCTTGACCCGTTCGTACCATTTTTTGGATAGTAAGTCACACCATATGTTGTTGTACTCTTACCGTCTGAGTAGGTTACGACAGTCTTTGACCAGAGATAGTTTCCCACGGGCACATTTGGCATGGAAGTGGTCCATGTGCCATTCGGTGTGTTCGTGCCATCAGTCGAGGCTTGATAGGTGGTCGATGTGCTTGATACAGTAACGCTGGTACCGTTCTTCCCGTCACTGCCAGCCGCACCTTTGAATGCAATCGAATAACTAAATTGCTTATTGATCGTAATGTCACCAATCTGTACCGGAATCGTGAGCGTGCCTGCAGTCTTGAGTGCCGATGTCGCAGTAATGGTAACCACCGGCGCTGGTGTTTTACCATCAGATACTCCTGTGATGCCGGTAGCACCTGTGATTGCCCCGACAGTGGCTGGAACTTGTTCACTACCACATAGTGCCATGACAGTTGTAGTGGTTGATTGTGTGTTGTCCACGCTGTCAGTGTCACCATTAAAAACGTGTGACTCATTAGACAGGATTACGCTGTAACCGTCTGTAAGATCGATAAGGTCAGTTTGACTTGATGCTTTGATTGTTGCCATTTATAATTCCCTCCTAATAGTAAAGTTCGCATTTGAAAGTTGATTTGTTATTAACGTCTGCAGCACTAACAGCAAACAAGAACCCTCCATCTGACAGCCGTGTGTCGGTCAATGATACGTCTTTGAACTCCAATTCACCTGCATTTTTCACCTGCCATTGCAGATAAGCATCTGCCCCGAACACCTCGTGCATCTTTTCAGCAGTATCAAGAATCGAATCGCCAACTGAAATAGACACAGTTAGGATGGTCGATATTCCCGTATTCTTGAACATATTTCCATTCACGCTGCTAACGTTCAACACAACGGCATCCGTGCCGTCCTTGCCTTTGTTCTGCTTGGCCAGTTCTTGTGCTAGTGCACGGTATTGGGGATCAATTTGGCTTGTTTCAATCAAATAGTCGCCAAGCGTTGCAGTCCCTGATTCATTTGAGTATGAATAGGTAAGCTCTAGGACTCTCGCAGAAAGAAAAAGCTGCTCATCTTCATCGACCAGATAAACAGTGTCACCAATTCTGACATTATCAGGCAGCTTGGCAATGTCGACCTCGTAATTGACTGCTGGATGATTGAACTTCTCCAAGTCAGATAGAACCGATTGTAGAAGCGTTGCTTGAGTAGTGGCTTCATAGGTTTTGGTGCGCGTGATGTGAGCGTCAACAGGATTGGTATTAGCGTTAGATAGCAAGCGACTCCAAGTTCTAAGCGCTACTGGGTCTCTTAATACGCCATCACCGCCTAATACGTAACGGCCGTTGGGATCAGTCCATTGATATCCCTTGAGCGTAATCGGATCGTTGCTACCATCTGGTGTACCTCCGGTACCAGCAATGGCAGTACACAAGTCAGCAATATCACTAGTCGTGACAACCTTATTAATATCAGTGTCTACACGCATATAAATGCCCTTGTTGCCGCCAATGTGTTTCCTAATATCAATATACTTTCCGATGACGGACAAGCCTCTGACCTCAAACCGGAAGCTTAGCTCTACACCGAACTGTGTGGCAACTGACAGAATTCTGGTAAGAATAGATGAATCATCTGAGTCCCATTTCAAAGTCCGCGTTAGATCCNGAATCTCGTTGTAGCCGATCACAAATCCCGAATCACCAGCAAAAAGTTCAATATACTGAGCGATTGTCATTGCGCTTGAGGCCGCATAAGCACCAACAGTGCCATTAATTAAATCAATGCTGGCGTCCTCTGCCACAAATGTATTTGTGCCTGCTAGTGGATCATGCTCGGAACTCAGAATGGTTGTCCAAACTGATTCATCAGCACGGCCCTTGAACAAGACAAAATTACCCACCTTAGCCATTTCTTTGACCTGATCCGACTGATCTGGCGAAAAATGCAGCGTTGCGCTATAGGAGCGGTAGCCGCCATCAACTGACTGATAGTCACCTTCTTGACCGCCAATATCATCAATAGCAATCACTGAACTAGACGCAAGTTCATCAGTTGACGCAATGCCAAGCTGGTTGTATTTTCTGTCGGTAAAATAAAAATCAGCCATCACAAGAACGCCTCCCTGAATGCTACTTCTACTTCATATGGCTGTGCCCAAGAAGAACGCTGAGTCAAAATTTGAGTGTCACCCGGAAGTAGCTTGAATTTTTTCCAGTCATTATCGATGAGTTGAAGATCAGCATTAATCACACCATTAACCAAAATTTGTCGGTTAGCAACATCAATCGTCACAACGTCACCAGCGCTAAAGCGATTACTAAGATCAGTCCAATAATCAACGTTAAGCCATTCAATATCCATGTCATACACGCCCATATCGGGATATGGATAGTTTTCAAATCGCTGAAACCAAAGCGTCGCTCCCGTGATTGGAAGCGACGCTTCATCTGATGTCAACATGATTGGCGGCATTATCAGCGGTGGATTTCTTGTAACCACTTCAGATGGCTTAATACCGCCTTGAACAATACCAGCAAGCTGCAGATTGAGCGTATTACCAAGTTTTGTTAGCTTGGCCTCATAATAACGGCCATTTGCGAAAACACTGCGGTTAAGTGTCTGTTGGAAAACTAATGTTGATCCCGCAAACACTTGGACATCAATATCATCTTTGCCAGCATAGTTTGACCTGATAATCACCTGATAGGCCACACCCGTATCATTATCAAGTGTCATTTCAATGGCGCCTAAGGCATTAACACTAGAATTGAACTTGTAGCGCCATTTGGCTATGAAGCTCTTAGTATTGCTACCGTCAGAGGCATTTGTTGTCTTAAGATGCAGGGAAGGTCCTTCCCAATAGTATGAATTGGTTGGCAAGAAGACTGGCTCAACTGCGGAACCATCGTCATCGGCATACTTGACTGAACCTTCCATGACATTCTTTTGAGACGAGATATAGTAGTAATGACTGTTAGTTTGTCCAATGTTATAAGCCGCACCAGCTGGCTCTTTATCGAAGCCTTCATATCGAGCAACCTCTGATCGTTTTCGTTCAACGCCATCGGCTTCTTCTGGATTGCCAAACTGTAAAACACCACCTTGGCTGTTAATGAAGGCAATCAACCCATTATCAGCATGCATGGTTGCCGTAATAACTGGCTCAACAGGATAAGTGCCGCCATTGTGCACCGTGATGGTGTTGGCATAATATTCAGGATCAGCTGGGTTAGGCGACCATGGAGAAGCGGTGGGTTCTTGTTCTAGCTTTGGCTTATAAAACTGTAAAAAGGTACCTTTAGTAAAATCAAACACTTGTGCCAAATAAATAAAGTCATAATTTCTGACAATATCAGGAGAATTACTAGATGGCCATGTAAGGGTACCTGTTGCTCTATATACATTCGTAGATAATTTTACAAGATTGGCTGCTCCTACAGTGTTATGCCCATAATTATCAGTGTACCAACTAAAACTAATAGGTGTCCCTGTTAATGGTGCATCCGTACTAATGTATATCGACTGTGTGTAAGTTACCCCAGGCATGTACTTGTAGGGAAAACCAGTACCTTGTGGTACAACCTCTGGGTACGTAGTTGTAACTGGCAAAGATATTCCAGAAACTTGGTTAGTTGTATCCCAAGCAGTATCAGGAATACCAAAGCCCATTACAAAGGGTCCAGATGTTCCTGTCAACAAATTCACTGGCATGTCCTTGTATGGCATATTGTCAGCCGTCTTCGTGGCTACCGAGTGCGCAATGCCATCGGGAATAAGAAAATTAATAGTACCAGTGCCAAGAAAATAAGCCCGGTCCATATCAATCTTGCCGTCAACTTTTGCATACCAAAACTCATCAGGACGATCATCAATGATTAGCTTCTGAACATCCGTGCTATAAAGTAGTGGCGCTAACTGTCGTTCAAATTCACGACGAGATAGCGCCACAAAATCATAAGTCACTGGAATGATTCTCGATTTCAATCGACTTCTAATAAGCATTTCCCCGTCTCCGGCACCGACAGGCTGGGTTGTATTCTCAACTTCAGAAAAAACGCCGCGGGCCGCACTGAATTGAAGAGAGGAACTGCCAATCTTATGACCTCCAAATATTAAATTTGCCACTTAGAAAATCCCCCTTCTTCTATTACTCATAATGGTGTCTCTGTTTTTCAATTTATTTATTGTTGGATACAGCCACCGTCCTACTTCACGCCCATTGTCGAGAACAACCTTGCCTTCAGGAACAGACGGGTTACTAATCTGATAAGTTGTTAATTCGATCAGTCTTGCTAGCAAATCGTCAACACGGCTATTGCTACCACTAGAAATACTGGTAACAAAGGTTTGCGGATTCAAGTGGTTTATTCTATTAGCAGCGCCTCCGAAGTCTGTGGTGCCACCAGCAAAACGTGGAATGTTCATTCGACGAGCCTTATCAGCAGGAATAACCATTGAGTGACGAGCAAGCGGAAAAACCACATTTCGTTCTTTGAACATAAACATGTTGCCATTAGGAGTGATAATAGGCTCTTGATAGTTAGATCCGGAGGCATCGTTAACCATCGCAAATCCGTTCCCGCCAAAATCAGAAGTGCCGTTCTTAAGGTGAAGAAGCTTAGCAATTGTTGAGCTTACGTTAGCTACGAAATTAAACGTTTTAGTAATCGTCTGATTACCGCCGAAGGAACTGACTGCCCGCTTTGCTGCAGCAGCAGGCCCACTAGTTCTATCGTGGCCATTAAAGTATTTGCCTAACGGCTTCTTGCTGTTAAACATCAGAATACTGCTTTGCCCCCTTGATGACTCACTGTTAACACTTGAGGAGTTCCCTTTAAATGGCTTCAGCACTGGGTTAGTTCCATTAAATAAAATGACACTATTCCGCCCTGACTGTGAAGCACTATTGACACTGCTTGAATTACCCAGCAATGATTTTAATGCTGGATTAACCCCGTTGTATTGAAAAATAGCTCCTTTGCCTTGATCAGTAGCATTCTTAACGCCACTGGAATTCCCATTAAAAAGCTTTAAGCCAGGTAGAACTTCGTTGTATTTCTGAATGCTCCCTTTGGCTTCTTCTGTTTTTCCAAGCACATCAGTATTATTTGCTTTTAGCCCTTTTTCGTTGGGGTTCTTAAATAAGTTGTACTGATCAATTGCAACACCAGCCTTTTCAAGCTTAGTACGCGCATCTGTGTCGTTCATCAATAGACTCTTGGTTGAGTTTGGCAGTTTATCCCACAAACCATACTGAATAACCATATCGGCTAAGTCGGATTTGCCTTTGGTCTGCATAATAGCAGTTTTTTCTTCTACTGATAGGCCATTCCACTCTCCGGTTTTTATCATGGCCTGGACTAAGCCTGCAGAAGCTTTATCTTTAACGATTGCTTCTAGCTGGCCAAGAGTTAATCGATTCCAGTCATTTGCTTTATCAATAGCAGCCACCAAAGAGCTGGTATCGCCCTTTGCGACAGCCTGAATTTCTTGTGGTGTAAGTGTATTCCACAGATTTAGCTGATCGATAATATCAGCGATGTCTTGCTTGCCAAAAGAAACTAGGGTTGCATATTTCTGCGTATTTGGAAGCTTGTTCCAAACTCCCATGTCAAAAAGGATGTCTTCAAGATCTTTCTTGCCTTTAGCATTGACAATCGCTTCTTGAACTTTTAAGTCGAGCTTCTGCCACTCGCCGGTTTGCTGAAGTGAAGATACTAATGGCGCTGTTGCTTTATCTTTAACAATGGCTTCTTGCTGTTTCAAGGTGAGATTGTTCCAGTCTCCACTCTTGACTAAAGCATTTACTAAAGGCGTGTAATCGCCCTTCACAATTGCTTGCTGATCCTTAAGCGACAGACTATTCCAGGAAACAAACTTATCCATAATATCAGCAAGCTGTTCACGCCCCTGAGTACGGATAATTGCATTCTTTTCGGGAACGCTCAATTTCTGCCATTGTTTAGAAGAAGCAAGTGCTTCAACAATCATTTGCTTGGCATTAGAGGTGATCTTGGCATTCTTTAAATCGAATTTAAGTTGCTGCCAGCCTTTTTTAGTGCTGGCCGTATCTTTCAACACTTCAGGAAGATTTGTCTTCACCTTCCCAGTCTTGGGATCAAAAACAAGACTATTCCAGTGATCACCGGCCTTTTGAGCCGCTTTACCAAATCCTTCAGTTGCGGCCGCAAAGTCTCGATTACTCTTAACTCCTTTGGCCATAGACTTCTCATAACTATTCATAGCAGATTCGGCTTGTGAGCTTGTCAGATGGAAGTCAGTTTGAAGTTCCGCTAGCATTTCCGAGCGCGATGTTCCTTGTGCTTTCATGGCTTGAATTGCGCCAGCATAGATGACTTTCATTTTGCTCTGGTGGTCTTTTTCTAAGTCTTCAAGTGCTGTGTTACGCATAGCAGCATCATTCTTGTACTCGGTGTTGATCTTGTCCTGTGCTGCCTTATAGGCGCTATTTTCCTTGTTAGAGGCGTTCCACATATCTTGATACTGCTCTAGGGCAGCACTCTTAGACATTCGTGTTCTCTCACCAAGGACAGCTTTAAGAACATTATTCTGTTGTGATCCAGAAATCTGTAGCGTCTTGACAGCCAGTGCAGCGTTTTTACGACGGTAGTTATCCAACAGTTGATACTGGTCAGCCGTCATCTGTGCTCCGCTCTTGTTAAACGATGCAGTAATGGCTTGGGCCTTTTCGTTGTTGCTTTCCATCTCTTTGATTCGCTTAGCGTTAGCGGCTTTTTCCTTAGCGGCCTGCTTTTCAATGTTTTCTGCGGCTTCACCGCCGAGGCTCTTAGCCAATTTCTTCGCTGCTGTCTCAGACTGATCAGCGGCTTCTTTTGCAGCTTTTGTTAAATCGTCGAACCCTTTAGAGATCGTCTTAGCATTCTGGGTGACTGTGTGGTTTGTATCATTAAAAGCACCAGAAATTGCCCCAGAGGCATCTTTCATTTTAGAAGCAGATCGGTCGGCATCGGCGCCAATATCAGTGCCCCATCGTGAAGTTCTGTCAGCAGACTCAAGAGCCTTTTTGCCCCACAATTCCCAGATGGCTACACCGGCACCGACGACTGCTGTCACACCTAAAACAACTGGGACGATTGGCCCCAATGCCGCTAGCAAACCTGTTCCGCTCGCTGCGGCTCCGCCCATGGCCGCTCCCATTCCAGAAGCACCATCTGCTGCCGCAGCCGCTGCAGGCGCAACCTTCAGTGCTTCAAAAGCTGTCTTACTAAACCCAGACTCAAGTACATCCATTGCAGTCCCGCCAATTTTTGCGGCTGCGGATGCTCGTCCAATGACTCCCGCAATTCCAGATATTCCTTTGCTCAAAGCAATAACAGGCTTAAGAGCCCCACCAATCAGAGAACTCACTGGCCCTACAACTGCCGCAAACGCTGCAAATTTGATAATGGTTTGTTGCGTGCTACTGTCCATTTTTGTAAAGGCATTGACAACATCGGTTGCTGTTTTGATAAGAGGAGTCAGCGTCGGCAGAAGTTTTTGACCTACTTCAATTCCTAAAACATGAATCGACTCTTGAAATCTCTTCAATTTGGCGGCATCCGTATTGTTTAACTGGTTAGCAATTTTGGCAGTTGTCCCGCTGGCATGCTCAGCTTCACTGGTATATTTGCGTAGCTCACCGCCACCTGCACCAATTAAGGCATTCATGCCGGCTTGCGCTTCAGTGCCAAAAGCCAACGCTACTGCAGAAGCACGTTGCTGGTCCGTCCACCCCTTAGTGTTATTCTTGATTTTGTCAAGAATCTCTGGAAGAGTTAGCGTTCCTTTTTTGAAATCAGCAACAGATATGCCTAATTCATTAAAGCCTTGAAGGTTTTGCTTAGAAGGCTTCAACAGTCTTGTTAAAGCACCACGTAATGCTGTGCCAGCAACTGATCCTTCAATCCCTTTGTTGCTCATAATACCAATAGCAGCCGCTGTTTCTTCGAGTGAAATACCAGCAGCATGAGCAGAAGGCCCGACATACGTCATTGCCTCGCCCATATCTTGGAACCCTGCTGCAGTAGCGTTTGCAATATAGGTAAGAGCATCTGTAACGCGAGACGTGTTTTTAAGCATGCCCGTTGTTGATTCTGTCTTTAGACCAAATTGCTCCAAAACGGATGTAGAAACATGCATAACATCGTTGAAGTCATCGCCAGACGCTTTTGCTGCATTGAGAACTGCAGGCATAGCGCCTAAAGCTTGCGCAGCGGTATAGCCACGTTTGATCATTTCTGACATGCCGTCGTTAATTGCAGCCGTGGAAACGCCATATTCAACCGACCACTTTTTAGATGCTGATGCTAGTTGATCAAGTTGCGCACGATACTTGGCAGTAATCGCACCCCCATTTGTTAGCAAAGGTCCCATTGCTTGAATCTGGCTGTTGAAATCAATAGCAGATTTAGCTGCTGCCACAAACCCAATGGCAATTGGAGCAGTTACCGCCCTTGTCATCGTTGATCCGAAACTGGTTAGCTTAGAGCTTGCCTTTTCGGTAACAGATGCAAACTTTGATGCACCGTTTGATACTTTAGTCCAGCCGTCACTTTGCAGCGCAATCTCTTTGCGTAAGGCCGCCATTCGGTTCTCATTTTGTGCAGCAGCGGCAGCAGTTCGATTGTACTGTGAGGCGGCATTAGCTTGCAGTTTTGTAGCTCGGTCAATTTTTTCTTGTGATGCAGTCTCACTTTTATTAAGTTTTTCAACCGCTTTCGAATTTTCCTCATACTGTTCTCGCTGTTTCTGAAGCTGAGCTTGATAGTTCTTAGACTGGCGGCTCAATGTGTCATAGGTTGAGCGCATGTTGTTGATAGACTTTTCAGATCCCTTAAACGCAGCATCTTGAGCCCGCAACTCAGCGGCAGTTGCTTTAATTGAAGAGTTCAAAACTCGCTGGCTTACTTGAAACGGATCAATGTTCAAGCTTACGGTGGCCGCAATTTGTCCGAGATTTCCTAACATGTTTTACCTCCTTTCATAGAACTAGAAAAGGAACGGAAAGGCCTTGTCGATCGTGGTCTCCCGTTCCTCGTAAATCTGGTTAAGTTTTTCAATATCGCGGAGCGTCATAGCATCAACGTCAGCTAATCGGTAGCCTTCAGAGAGCCTTGCTTTGTAGAAGTCGTCAAGGTTGCTAATGGCTTCTTTGACGTCCGCTTCGGTGATTTTTTTGCTGTGTCCTTCTCATCCTCTTCACCATCGCTTAGAGAATCACCAACGGCATCATTGATTGAATCCAACGATTTCAAAGAAATAGACGAGCCGTCAATAACATCATCGGTAGTAAACTGGTTTTTCCAGAAATCAACCGCAAATTTGGATAAGTTTTTCTCGTTCTCATCGTAATCATCGTTTGAAGGGCCATCTTTACGGTTTAGCATGCGCAATTGTTGTTGCTGCACTTTTAAGGCGTTCGTGGTATCACGTAATGTTGGCTCTCCATTTCGTGTGAACACGCACGTTTCACCTTTGATATTTAGTTTAATTTGATATGCCATGTTTAATCTCCTTAGGTATAAGCCGCCCGCTGTTCGCGTATTGTGCATTTACAAGGCGACGAGTTCATTGCTAAGCCACAGTTACAGTTGCGGTGGCAGTTTTACCACCATCGTCAGTTGTGACTGTTACGGTTGCAGACCCTGCCTTTACACCAGCCACAGTTCCATCACTGGAAACGGTGGCAACGGTAGGATCTGACGTTTTGAAAGTAACTTGTTTATTTGCGGCATCAGCCGGATTAATTTGCACTTTCAACGCTGTAGATGCGCCAACCGCAAGGTTAATCGAACTGTTCTCAAAGCTGACACCGACTACGCTTTTGGGGCAATAGTCGCATCTTCAGCAGTCTTAGGGAAAACATATCCGTGGAACTTATCAAAATCGAATCCATCGTTGTCTTCACGACCAATCAACACAACATTGCCAGTGTCTTGGTCACCACGAGGAATAAATGAGCCTTCGATGCTGTCAGCGCTCGGATCTGGTGTGCCGTCAACAGTCTTGGTATCAACGCCCGGAAGTGAGAACATTCCCTTGAGCATACCAACCCAAACGTACTTGCCATTTGAAAGCTTCGTGCGGAACAAAGTTGCGGCGTAATTAGGGCTAAGGTTCTTTGGATATACTTCAACCCCATTAACAACCTTAATGCCAAATAAATCAGACTTCATAACGGAATCAACATCGTACATTTCGATTGTTTCGGTTGCTTCTGTGATACCACCAGAAAGAATCAAGTACGGGCCATCATCAGCGGACAGCGTCTTTTGCTCTGTTTTAATATCCAATTTCACACTAGATAAGCCTTGCATCTTTCGTGTGCTTAGTACAAAGTCGTCATCACCGACAACCCCGTATTCAAAGGCCGAAGCCCCAAATTTTGCTAACTTCTTATTAGTTGTTACAGCAGTCTCTGCCATATTAAAAATCCTCCTTTAGGAAATTAAAAAGGACTAGCCAATCGGTAGTCCTTGAAACTGAAAGTATCCTGTTGTCATGCGAAGGGCTGGGGTATCGCCATCAACGTAGGAGTTGCGATAATACCTTTCCCAGTCAGCCGCGTGTAGTGCTTGATATATCTGTGTTTCTATCTTTTCTTGTTGATCCCAGTCCGTTATACCCACCCAAAAATCTACTTGTACTTTCGGATACTCTAGAATCCTAGAATCGTCAGCATAGTCAGCAGCATCACCGGGCAAATAAGTGATTCTCACCCATGGAGCTAGACTCTCGGGAGTTGCGCTAGTCTGGTTATTGAAGTTCGGGGTACCTATATACACCTTGTCAGCAATATCCAAATTGGCTGACAGGATGTCATAAACACGTTTTTCAGGCGCCATTACATCCCGCCTTCCTTCAAGTGGCTTAGGAAAGCAGCGATAACAACTGGCCGCATGATTTCTTGGGTTTCTTCAATGAAATGTTGCGGGTCCTGCATTGAAGTGCCCGAGTTTGGAAAGTGAGCACGCCAGCCAGTATCTTTACCATATCCAACGTCTACTTCTGTTAAGCCGCTCGTTTCACGGACACTTGAAAGCTTGATGTCATCTCTCAGATGTCCGCTCATATCAGTCTCGCCGTTCCACTCAGGCGTATTGCTTTTTAGCTTGTCGGCAAACTTCTGCGCGCCATCTCGGACAGCCGCTCGAGCCTCTTTTGCAACTCCAAATTGGAGCTTGTTAAGATTAGCAAGCAGTTCAGCATCCCCTGTGACTTTTACGCCCATCAGCTCACCGCCTTTGCCGTAATCGTTGTCAGATCGCGCCTCTCGTAATCAGGATCAAGACCTGTGATTTGATATTCCTTCCCATGCCACTGAATTCGCCAAGTTGGTTGGATTTCCTCTGCGGTCAAAAATCGCACTAAAAAAGTCGGGCTGTCTTTGCGAGTGCCCAACTTCGTCTGTGGATCATTTGCTTCTCTGATTGGTACCTTAGGAACTTCCGCCCAAACCGTCATATGCTTAACGAGCACACCATCAACCGGAACTCCATTAACCTTTTTTGACTCATAGCTGACGAACACAATTCTTTCAGTCATTCGATTAGTCCGCATCAGAATCACCATCCTCTTCCGGCAATTCTGAGCGAAGCTGATTGATGATATTTGTGGTTGATGTTTGCAACGGAAAGCGCATGACTTCAGCACCCATACCTCGGTAGTCATAGTCTTCCTTCACTTGCTTCATGAGCGCTGTGAAGAAACGATCCCGAGTTTCTGGATTGCTTAGAAATTGTTCCGGATTTGATCCAAAACTAATAGCCGAACTGATTTCACCACAAGCGTCATGCACCAGTTGCATAATCATTGGGTCTTCGATTGTCTGATCAACTTTCAAGTACATTTTAAGAACCTGAAACTGTTCATCAGTCAGTGGGCTTTTGTCAAGCGTAGTATCTTCCAATAGTAGTCACCTACCCGGCGTTAACAGTAACAGCAAGCGTTGAGCTGATGCCATTAGTGCTAAATGTGATTGTCGCTGTGCCCGCTGTCAGATTGGTAATAGTGTAGACACCATCGGACTTATTAACAACCGTAGCGACTTTTTCATTGCTCGACACAGCTTCGACTGCTTGAGGAGCGCCATCAGGAGTGACTGTCACCGTGATATCTTTTGTGGCACCGACACCACCCGTGAACGTTTTCTGGCTCAAAGTCACTCCGTCAGGCGTTACGCTTTTGGGGTGTATGTGAGGAAGTAGCCAGCCTTTTCGTCAGCAACAGATACACCAAAGCGCATTCCTGCTTGCAAGAATTGGCCGTAAATCTGATCATCAACCCAGCGAACCATGAAGTCTGCGCGGTTAGCAAACAGGATTGCCCGCTTGATGTCACCCAAAAAGGCGTGTGCTTCGCCTGCTGCACCCAAAGTATCATCAGATACAACAGCAATCGGCATACCAAGAACGCTCTTGCCGGACGGGGTCAAGATGCTATCTTGTAGCAAGTAGCGACCATTGCCATCTTTAACTGTGTCCAAGAAATTGTAGAAACTCTGTGAAGCAATAATTACACGAGAATATGCAGGATCTAAATCAACGTTATTGATATGCTTCAAATCATCAACGCTAGAGATCGTCTTGGCAGTGAAGCCTTTCAGCAGAGTTGCAACAGCACCGTTAGTCGTATTGACCTTAATTTGTTGTGCGTTCTGGGCAATCAGGCCAACCAAATCAATCGCAGAGTCGTCAATTGACTCCTGCGAGACTGGTAACGCCTGACGATACGTTTCAACAGACCAGTTGACCGGTTTGAATTCTGGTTTTGCCATTGCTGGGTTCTTTTCCAACTCGGCGACAGTGACCATCTTGGTTGTGGCATTTGCAACTGTTGGGTAAGTACCCTTTTGTGTAGAGGCTTGGAATACGTTCGTGAAAGGTTTCAGATCAACAACAGTCTGCAATTCACGCTGTGGTGTATTGCTAATAGTTTCTGGAATGGTCGAGGCCGTGTCTGCAGCCTTGACACCGGCATTTACCGCATCACTGGCATCAGTAGGAACAGCTCGTAAAACTGCAAATGTGCCAACATCAGTCTTTTCAAAATTGACGCCATCAGTATTACGACCACGAGTATGCAAATAAGCATTCAGTGCATCGCGATAGCTATGCTCTTCCGGATGATCGGGCTTCTTCCCACTCGGCTGTTCATTGCCTTTCAACGCAGCCTCGTATAAGTCACGTTTTTCTTCAAGATCTTTGATCTCTTTGCCAGCTTTATCATATTTGGCACGAACGCCTTCTGCCTTCTTCAGGTTTTCTTCGGAATCTTCACCTTCAAGTAAAGAACGAAGTTCTGTCTTCATAGCTGGCAACGCTGAACGCTTTTCATCAAGTTGCTTTTTAACAGCAGCTAATTTTTCATCTAAAGTCATCTAGTGACCCTCCTTATTTTTTGTATAAAAATAGGCACCGATTATTCGATGCCTTTGAGCAAGTCCTCTTTATTCAATTGATAAAGCATCTTATGCCGCTTAAGTTCCCATTCTGGCGGCTGATCTAGCGCTTTTATCTGTTCCAACGATCGTGCTCCGACCTTTACCTCAGTATCCGGATATGCTGGCGTGGTTACTGGAGAGACATCGAACAAATGATCAATATTGTTGATAGTGCGGTCATACTTCACACCACGTTCATTAGATTTTTGCCACTTCTGTGCATCTTTGTCTGGTGCAATCGTGAATGCAAAACTTGATTGGCTGATAATTCCCCGACGAACGTTTTCTAACAAATCACGCCCAAGCTGTGTATCTGGAGGTGTCAACGTATATTTGAGCCCCGTTTCATCAACCGTCAGCTCTAAATTGACTCCCGTGCGGCCTAACACTTGGTTCTGGTCATGATTAAATAGCGCAACAACGTTACTCATGTCCGCATTGTCCAGTGCGTGTGGGTCAATGTGTTCGCGGAAACTCAGCTCACCACTGCCCATAATCTCGGATTGCCTGTCGAACTTAAGGGCATAGCCCTCAATAACGGCAGGATGATCATCATCACCATCACGAATTTGCATTGGTGCCGCTGCCATTCTGATTTCCTTTGGCATTAGTATCACCTCCCTTCAATTCTGCTGCATGTTCAGCTTGATATGCTTCCTTTTGATCAAGAAATACTGTGTTAAGTGTCGACTGAATACGATCCATGTTCGGGTCTTTTAACGGTTTCTTTCCAAGCTCCGCACGTCCCTCGTTTCCAGTCCACAGTCCGCCATTAACTGCTGTATTTACGTCATCAATCGGCAATCCGTTTACTGATTTTGTGTCGAATCCTATGCAATATTGGTGCCGTTGCGCGTCATCAAGCAGCTTTAGTTCAAACTCACTTGTAATCGGTTCAAAGTAAAATGGAAGATCATTGCGAATATAGTCATCAGCAAGCTGTTTAACTGACTGATTGGGACTATTTTGGGCTAATCGATACGCTGGCACCCGCAAAGCCTTCGCAATCTGCGCTGTTGAATAGTTATTGCTGTTAATCAGATTAAGAACGTTGGTATCAACTTCCAACGGCTGATAATCCATCGTTGCGTCAACTATAATTGGTGATCCAGCATCAGCGCCTGCCTGTGCCCTTTCAAAATCTTCACGAATCTTGCGTCGCGCCTCTGCTGACAGGCTGCTTGCTTTTGCCTTGAGTATTGAGCCTTTCAAACCACTCTTGAAGAACTTCTGTAACGTTGAAACACCTGACTCCTGCAGTCCAATCTCATCACCAAGCGACAACAGCGGTGAGCGCCCCATGATTGTGTCGTATGAGAAAAACTTCCAGTGAATGACGTCCTCAAATCCACATATTTTTTGCATACTAGAGTTGTAAGGCGTGAAACGGTAGATGATGTTATCGGGGTCGCTTGTGTCCACCTGCGTCTGTGATGGGGCATAGAACTCAAACATAGCTGGTTCGTTGGTTATCGGATCGCGCACAATACGCGAATAAGCGTTGCCAGTCAAAATTGCATTGACCATCATGGAAAATTTCCACTGATAAGCCGACAGCCGCTTGTTTACCTTTGTATTCATCAAGTATTCAATATTGGCTAAGTCAATAACTTCATCGGTTGAGCTGTCCGTGATTACTAGCGGAAAACGACTAACATCACCCGAAACAATCGATACAGCCGTAAGCACGTCAGAGTTCCGTAGGGCAGAAATGCCAAGATACCCGCCTCGAAATGATGGGATTACCCCAGAATCAAGCAAATGATCTGCCCAGTGAGGGTCCACTTCGGTTGCCAATCCTCGAAATAGCTTCATTCATCTCACCTCCCTTCGTTATCAGGAAGCAGCAGAATAAAGGCGAGAACAAACAACAAGCCGCCGCAAACCATGAATCCAGTAGGCCTATTGATCAAAAAAGCCCCATATCCAGCTAAAATGAAGCCTAAAACAGTGGCAATTCCAGCCATATTTGCGCCAAGAATTCTGAAAAAGTTAGCTAGTTTTCCATTCACATTCTCACCTCCTAAAAGCCAAAGTCGTCACTAAACACGCGGTCGTCGTCCAAATAGTTGTCCAAGTCTTCCTTGAAAGCGATGGCATAAGCATCAAGCGTGGCATCAATCATGTCTATTTTGTTAGCATACTTATTCTTATTAATACGGACGCCGTTGTTGTCAGACATTAGAACCGCGTTCATTGCGGCGGCCTGCATAATGCGATTATCTGAATGCTTTATGCGACCGCCTATAACATCATCGCGGAACTGCTTAGTTGGCATTGACAGTGTCAACGTTCCTTGTCGCACCTGTACCATCGGCCACTCAGGATGATTCTTCTCAATTGCCGTTAGCATTGGTCCAAATTGATAAGGGTCGTACATGATACCTTGAACATCTATGTCATTGCGTTCAATGAAGTCTTCGAGCCATTCATATACCCGATCGTTGTCAATGATACCTGACTCTAAGCTGCTGATCTCGCCTTCGCCGTGTTGTTCAGCAGCCAAGTAGTCAATCCGATCTGTCTTGATTTTGTTATCGATTCCACCTTTTGAAGCAACAAATGCATAACCATCAAGCCACCACCAGCCCTCTTGGGGAATTAGCCAAGAAATAGCGAATAGATCGCTTGTACGACCGACATCAATGCCAATCCATGCTCTTTGCCCACGAATATCAGGTTTGTCGGTCAGCTCTGCCGCTTTCCAAGCATCGAAATCTAGATAACTGTCTTCTGTAGCTTGTCGCCAAATATTGAAGTTTTTGACTAATTTAGCGTTTAGACTGCCATCAGCACGAGCTTGAGCTAACTTAGTCGTCAGATAATCACCGATTTGGCCGTGTAAGGTATCAACGTCAAGTAGCGGATTCGATTTTATCCAAGAATTGGGGTCATCAACCTCTTGTACGTTGTCTTGTTCAGCAATAAATGCAAAATAGCGTTCTGCCTTTTCTTCACCGGACAACACCTTTTTGGCATACGGATAATTTTGTTGAAACATCGGCACGTTCATGTCGAATCCAGCCGTTGAAATGATGAACGTCAGATAACTAGGCAGTAACACCTGCCCTGAGGCAAGGGTTTCAATCATATCTGTTGTTTTAGCGTTGGCATATTCGTCAACCACCGCAACGTGGGGTTCATAGCCATCGACAAGTCCTGTATCACGAGAGAATGAACGAATTGTTGACCCGTCGTCTAAATTGACAAGTTCATCTCGCGTAATCTTAACCATTCGTTTGATACCAGGGTCTTTCCGCATGAGCGCACGTAATCGGTCTTTGACCATTCCGAATACAATGCCTGCCTGCTTGCGATCATTAGCAGCGGTATATAATTGCCGTTTGTTGGCTGGATTCTTTCCGAACAGAAACTCATACAGAATGACGCCAGAAATCAAAAGCGACTTACCGTTTTTTCGTGCCATCGAAATGAACACATCGGTAAATCGCCTTATATTTGAATCATCTTTATCAACCCAGCCATATATACTGCCAATAATGAATTTCTGAAACGGTGCTAATGGTTGTGGTTTCCCACTTTTTGGTTCTGGCAGAATTTCCATAAATTTAACAGCTTTTCCCGCTAGATTTGGATCATAATGCCATCGCCAATCTGTTCGTTTCAAGTCTTCTTGATGGCGTTTCACCGCAAGATTAACTGCCTTAGAAGTAATAAGACGACCGTCCAGCACACGTTTTATGAAATTAGGCATTGGATCCTTAAATTTTGACAACCAACATCACCTCCATCGCAGTCAGCCAAAAGTATCAATGATTGAATCGTTCTTCTGTGCTTCGGTCTTAGGCATGCTCATCTGCATCCGGCTGTTGACATTAAGACCAAGATCACTGGCTAGACTTTTAATATTTGCCGTTGCTTTATTCAATATGCCAACGTATGCATAATATTCATCTTGATCTCCATTCTTTAAAGCCAGCTTCATGTTGACCGAAGTGTTTTTATAAACGGAATACCATGTGCAATAATTTTCCAACTCGGCGCGATCAAGATTTCTAAGTGGTAAGGTCCCCAAAGATTCGATGATTCGCTTGTATTCTTGTTTTGCGACTGGGTCAAGATGATTAGGCGGTGTTACCTGAAGTTTTGGAATGCCATCTTTGGCCATCAATTCCGCATGTAGTTTGGCTTCCTGCCGTTCTTTAGTCAAATCACCCTTCGACATTTGCAACACTTTGTATTTTCCAGCCATTTCCCACTTCACCTCCTAATATCTATATAAAATGGGCTGTGTTTACCCCTGACCCCCTAAAAATCGTTACAATTTGGGGTGCAAAAAAGAGTCCGACCGTTCTTCCGTTCTAAAAAATGTAACCCCCGATAAAAATGGAAGGGGGTATAGCCGCTTTTAGCCCGTGAAGTTGCCCGATAAATTCTCGAAAATTCGTTTTTTAATTTTTTATTTCTTTGAATTTTTTAAATTTGTTTTGCGATTTCAATTCATCAAGTTTGTTCATCGCTTTGATGAGTTGACTCACATCTCGACCTTGCTTAGACAGTCTCTGCATGCATGTGTCTCGGTCAGTGTCGATGAGTATGTGTTCGACATCTCGACTAGCAAGCAACGTGTCTAGCTTCTCATCTGGATATGTCATGACTAACCATACATGGTCGAAGGTCTGCTCTGCTTTAAGCTTCCGCAGTATCAGCTCGTAGATTAGCTGCACATAATCATTGGCGTCTATATTGCCCTGATGTAATGGCAGGCCTGTTAACGCCGTCATTAGATGGTCGTAATCATAGACGAGGTCATGCTGCCCTTGATGCCGCTTGACGTACGTTGACTTGCCACTTGCTGGATAGCCAACGATTACTGTAATCTTCATGGCTCGATGCTGTCCCTTCTTACGCTTGGTTGTCTCACGTCTCGTCTTCCAATAGTGGCAGTCCCTGCATAAAGCCTGCAGATTATCCGCGTTCGTGCGGTCTTCCCAGTCATCTTCGCTTGGAACAATATGATCAACCAATGAGGCTTGCAAGCCACAGCGTTGGCATAAACTGTTGTCTCTAATCAATATCTGCTCACGCAGCTGCTTCCATTCATTACTGTGATAAAACTTAAGGTAGTCCGACTGCTGCTCATTTCGCACACGGTTGTACTGCCTATCCGCCTCCGATCTAACACGAGCATTGGCATCAACCAATTGTGGTCTGCCATTTATAAAGGCAAGCTTCTTACTTGGCATGGATATCATTCTTAAAGAGATCAGGTCCCATCGCAGACCCCTGAGCGATTCCTTCGCGGTGATCCCCCTTTAAATATTCGATTTTATACGCCTGGATAACATGATCTGTTGCCGCTGGATCTTTTGTATGCCAGTCAAGTGAAACGCTAACGAGCCCTGTATCTGATCTATCAATCCGTTTGCCATCAACCCAAACACAAGGCACATCATTAATGTCATCGAATTCGATACGAACATGTGGAGTGCTTGTGCGCTGCCATAACTGCTCCTGCTTTTGCTGAAAGTCGTTCAGTGCTTTGTCTTGATCTGCAATGAATGATTCGCTGAATCCTGCATGATCTGGTATCTCAACGTCTTCGATATCAGGCAACTTAGCATCACATAGACCATACGCAGTTAAGGTTGGCGAAACTTCCGGTGTCGCGTCAGCCTTGATGTTTTCGACCGCGTTCTTGATCTTGTCAAGTTTGGCCATAAGCGGATCGGTGTTCGCATCAATCGTAACGGTTATCTTATCGGTTCCTTTTTTACCTGAGAAGTGTTCTTTCAGTCGCTTAACTACTTTAAGCATGCATAATTCCTCCTAAGACAATATGATTGTCGAATAGGAACCGTTACCGTCAATGTTTAGACTAGTAACATCCCATCCTGATTTCGTTAGCAAACTGATTACTTCATTAACAACTGCTGGATTGTACTTGGAAACGCCAATTGAGATTGGGGATGTAGTATTGATTCCTTGATTAATGGCATTGTTCACATCAGCAATCAGATTGTCTTTGTATTTCTTAGTTGCAGTGGCACGAGTTGGCAGGTATTCTTCCATTTTTGGTAGCACTGGTGTGGGTGGAGGCAACTGACGGTGAGACAATTGCCTACTTTGGCCTTTAGCATTATCGAATAGCATGTCTATCCCTCCGTGTATTGTTTGATCTTGTCAACCTGCAAGTCGCACCATTCATCATGTGTGCCGTCTGCTTTGTAAATTGTTACGACCGGCATTGATCGATAGCCTAGCTTGCGGAACCGCTCGTAGTCGTCCGCGTCTGCTGTGATGGTTTGCACTGGCATGACACGTGACAGCTTGAATACTGTTCGCCGGCACTTTTGACAGTTCGGCTTCGTGTAGATAATTGCGTTCATGTGTTTCTCTTCTCTCGATAGTTTCTCAATGATTGCTTGCTCTGTGTGGCTTACATATCCGTAACCAACTCGCTTCATTCCTGACATAGCCTACACCGCCCACTCGAATGAAAAACCGCGGTGAGTTTTGCGCTTGCCACGAAGACACTTAGATACAGCGCTCCGGTCTAGTCCGAGGAGTTTCGAGGCTTTCTCTCCACTTTCAAAGAAGCGGTGCTTTCCTGAACTTGTAATAACTAGAATTGGTCGCTCCCTTGATTTTGCCGCGCGTTCGGTGCGAGTGCCGTATGTGTTGTTATACAGCGCCGTGCAATACTCAAGATTGTCAACTCGGTTGTTGCTTTTATCCTCGTCCTTATGATTTACCTGAGGTATATTTTCTGGGTTCGATATAAACGCTTCAGCGACCAGACGATGAACGAGCTTATGTTCCATGTTCCCGTCTCGCCACAAGTTGACCCTGAAATACCCTTGGCCGCTTAAATAGTCAGCAAGCACCTTCCCTTTTAAGCGGCGGCCTTGCAAGTCTACGCGGTCAAGGCTTCTCACCCTGCCTAAGTTGCTTATCTGATATAGCCCCTCATAGTCCTTAATGTCTTTCCAGATTTCCTTTTCGCTCATGATAATCACCTCTCAAACGTAATATATGGCTGTCGTATTGTGATCCGAATATTCGACCAGCTCAAACGTTTTGTGGGCAACAACCCCGAGGTCATCAGTCCAGCGGTCATTAGGTTTTCTCGTCGATACTTGACGCTGAACGAACCCGCCTAGGTCTTTGCTCATCTCTGAATGGAGGTGGCCAGTAAACAGCTCGCGATTCTGTGCTGTGCCTAGCATGAATCCAAACTCATCTAGGTATTTTGCAAGGTAGTTGTTCTTGCCCTTGTCACCATGAGTGGCACCAATGAAGTTGCGGCCTAACATTGCACCTTTGTAATGCTTCAGCGATATATCCCAAGTAATGTTTGTTTGGTTGCTGTAGGCGCGTTTCAATAGACGTGCAAACATATATCCAACTGACGGGTCGTGGTTACCTGGCGCATACATGACCTCACACTCATTGGCATTCTTAATGATTGCTTCAATCAGTGTCTCGAAGTATTGCTCCATTTCGTTCACAGTCTCGCCTAGGTCAGTTGTTTCGAGCTGTGTGCCCTTTGCTGTGGTTGAGTTGATATTGTCCACGTGAGCTAGATCACCGCCCAGAATGAGCAATATCTTTGCGTAGTGGCCGCGTTCAATGATCTCTAGCTGACGCTTCAATGATTCGGCATAGACATCAAACGTGTGACCATTGAAATGCGTATCAAAAGCAGGAATGACTAAATAGCGATCTGATTCCACAAAAATAGGAGCCTTAGCTTGGTATGGCTCCTTGTGTGTGATAATGTCATTCATCAATGATTCATATTGTTCTGCTTCAACTAACGGCCTAATTTGTATCTTGCTTTGATACAATGTCGCTTCAGGCGTCTGCTTCCAAAAATTGCTTGTGGCACGTACAAGCTCCCACTTGGTGTAATCGTACCCGTGAGCTTCCAAAACCTCTCTAGGCGTCATTTTGTGACCCCTGACAACCTTTAGAATGGTTTCACTGGACTGTGTGCCGTCTGAATCGTATTCATTCTTGACTGGTTTTTGGAACTCGATGCCAAGCCGTCTTGCTTTTCCCTGCAACGCATCATAGCTAATTCCGAGTTTTTCAGCCGTCTCTCGTCTGGTAAATCCTTCAGAGGCGAGCTTCCTAATGTCACCGATCTGTTCATCTGTCCACTGCATCTACTCGCCTCCGAAAATATGTATAAAAATAGCACCTCACGAAAAGTGAAGTGCCATAGTCCGGTGCCTACTCCTAGGGTTTACCAGACTTGGTCCAATATCGCTGGTCGGGATTTGCACCCGACATGTTCCCGTGAACAGCCACTAAAGCATGTACCGTCTTTGGTACCGGTTTGCGTCTACCTTATTCCGCCACAGCGATTTGCTCGCTCTCCCAGTGTCAGATGGGGTCATCGCAAGCTGTGTCCGGTCGCTAAACTGGACAATGTGGCATGCGGGAATCGAACCCGCCTGACTATCTCAGCCAGTCCATTTGCCACGCCTTGCCACAGCTTTATCATCACCATGGCTCGGAGGAAAAACGCGGTGTCTCAGGTTTCTCACCTTTGGCACAATACCATCATATGACGTTGACTATCCGCGAAGTGTCCGCTCTTTGTCCGCAAAGTGTCCGGTCTAGAAATAGGTAACAATTTCTGTAGGAAAAGGTGGCCAAAGCTCAGCAAAAGCACAAAGTGCCTCTTTTTTCGCATCATAATATGCTGTATGCCCATAACCAAGTCGTTGCTGAATTGCAATATCTTTCATTGGTTGGGGAAGCAAGTACGCTAATTTAATGATCTTTGCCCAGTTCGGGTCTTTACTTACGTTTGGCATCGCCTTGTTAACAATGTAATCGCACTGTGCTACCAAATCCTCGTCATCAAGAGTATTAATTATTATGTCCTCATTACGATTAGAAACAGTATCATTTCTAGGCATTCCATCAAGAGTGGGCGATTGAATTGATACGGCACCACGCAAAGTTTTTGACTTAGCCCGAGGATATTCTAGTAAAATACGTTCAGCATTGGCGGCTGTTTCATCTCGATCTTGTTTGCTTCTCTTGCCAAAGTAACTCGTTGCTCGCACCACTGCGTCCACTCCTTATGGTATAATTAATTTTGTAAAAGTTTGGGGGATAAGCGTGCCGTAGTGGTGCGCTTTTTTATTTGCTTTCAGGAGGCCGAATGAGCTCCCATGGATCAATCCCAGCTCCATATGCGATTTTGTCCAAAGTGTTGAGTGAAACACTGCCCTTCCCAGAGATTGCATATTGAAGCGTGGTGATGGGTATTCCGATCTCTTTTGCATATTCAGACTGTGTCTTGCCAAGCTCATATATATTGTCCCTAATGTTTTTGGCCAATGCTTGTTTGCTATCCAAATTATTCGCCTCCGTCCTCATTTTCGGTGTACCAGTCGTCACTGCTTAATAGCCAATAGCTTATTTCCCTGGCTTGCTTGTAGATTGGGTCAACACGTGTAGTCATCGCGTCAGTCGTCCATTTAGACCAGGCAATGTCGTGTAGTAGCTTAGTTGCAAGCTCGGCCTTGGCACACAGCTCGCCTTGAAGATAAGCGTCAACGTCCTTACTTTTACTCATGTTGTGCCTCCAGCATCTCCGGATTCTCCCTGAACTTAATCTCTCGTTTCATTTCTCCGCCTCCACATATGTCTTCCGAAAAATATCGTCAGCAATTGGCCAATGCTCGCCGTTGATACCCGTTGCGATCCAGTCCCCATCATGCAGGATAAGATCGCCTTCAAGAGTCACAATAATAAAGTGACCACGATAACGGTCAATGCCGTACGGATGAGCCAATGCTTCCCACTGATCAGGGTTGTGACATGCACGATATTTTTCCTGCCATTTAGCTTCGTTAAATTGTTCTGCCTCAATGGTTGCCGTTTTCCGATACTTCTTTGCTTTCATAGTTTGACTACCTCCCCTGTTTCCTCTACTTTCCAAGCGCCTAACACCCATGCACGGGCGAAAGTGTCAACGCTATCTTTGACGTCACTGAACCAGAACCAATCTTGCACGCTTTCCCATTGAGTGCCATCCAATAAAAATGACGTACCCTCATCAAGCGCCTGAACCAAATCTCCACGATCATGCTTGCGCATTATCAGGTATTTCCCAATTAATTCTGGAATCACCGGCAGATTATCTGGCAAGGCGGAATCATATTCTGAAAGATATTGATATCTTTCCATGTCATAGTTAGTGCTTCGCTCGATTCCAGACATCACGAGAAAGTCAAGAGCCTTTTTCAACACATCCCGCTTCGTCTCATTGCTCATAGCACGCACCTCCAGCCGGTAGTTTCGAACATTGCATAGGAATCGTCAGGGTTCTTCTTTTTTAAGTAATTGAGTTGAAGAACTGCTCGCTCACGGTTGAAGTAGATAGGCGATACACGGTGTGCATTCCCAAAATCAGACACCTTGGCAACGAAGTAACAAGCTCTCCCGCCACTTTTTAGGTTCACTTCTTGTTTATTCATCGTCAGTCACCTCGTACGGATACATGTCTTCGCCATCGTAATAAACATTCATGGCAATTGTTTCTGCCTCTGCCTCACTCTTGAAGCGATAAAGAGGATCTCCCATTGTTACCGCGAAGTCTCCAATAACGGCCTTGTGGCGCTTAGACAAGTTGTCAAAGTAATAGTCAATGATACCGGCTTCTTCGCCTCTAACAACCCATGCCATCGTCAGTCACCTCTTCTTTCGTGAATCGTTCACCGTCTAGTCCATACTGTTGAAGCTCAGAGTATGAAAATTCATTATCAAGGCCTCCAGAAATGTCACTTGCATGAACATGTCCGTCACTGCCCTTGTAGTAATAACTTGTTTGAGTTTCGGGCACCTTGACGCGGTACTTCTTCTCCTTTGCCACGGTGTAGCCATTGACGAGGGCACGCATTAGGCGGAGTTCTTCATAAGACGTGCCGTTAGCTCCAGGATCAGGATGAGCGTTCATGCTGATATAATTTGCCGGATAGCTGTCCGTCATAGCCCTGTCTAGTATTTTGGCTTCCTCCTTGCTGACCACCTCTGGATTCGGCTTCTCGATCAGCTCGACCACGTGACCACCATACACATGGGCAAGTATGTCAGCGTCATGTTGGTCGAAAAAGTCGCCGTCATCGCGGCTCCAATAATGGCAACCGTTGGCCTCAATGCAAAGCCACTTGCCTTCATCGTTCTTTACCGCGTACATTTTTTCTTCGCTCATTTTTCGTCCTCCTGTTTGATTGGCACTAGTTTGTAGTCCACATCTTCGTACATGACGCCCACGACCTTGCCAGTCTCTTTGCTTATGTAGATGTCATCGAACGTGTCGTCTCCTGTTTTCATTGGTCGTCCTCCTCACACACTTTTTGTGAAGAACCTGTTTGCATACCGTTTGAACTCTTCGCGCTTTTTCTCGGGCATTCCTGTCCTCTCTGCTTCTGGAAGCCTTCCTTTTTTCCGAAGATCGTAAATCTTGTTTTTTATGGCATCATATCCCCGATTGAAAAGCCTCTGTAACTCTTCGTAATTCTCAACGATGCCATAACTATCAAACTTGACGCTTTGCAACAAAGCGGTTTCTTCTTCATGCGTCCATTTTCTTGTACGGGCGTATCCATTGTTACGCCAAAATTCCTGAATCCCATATTTGGTTCTACCCGTTATTATTGCTATTTCTTCGTACGTATAGTTTTGCTCAATCAGACTGGCAATCATCTTTTTCTCGCTTTTTGAATAAAGACTGCGATATTTTTCTTGCTGATTATTTCTGCAAAATTTTGGAAGCTTTCCTTGTTTTCTGAGATCATTCACAACATGTTCAACGCTAGATATTGTCCTGCCAAACATTTCGGCAATTTCTTCATAGTTTAGGATGGCGTTTGTATCTGCGGCCATAATCACTTCATTTTTCACACGGTCAATTTCATTTTGCGTCCAAAATTTGTATACTCTACCTTGTTTCATATCGTTCACCTCACAAAGCGGCCATTAATTGTCCGATCTTTGCATCTGCCGAAGTCTCTGTATCTTTCAGCAAATGGATATAGACCTTCTGGGTTGTCAGCGAGCTAGAATGGCCTAACCGTTTTGCCACAGCCTGTAAGTTGATACCCTTGCCAATCAGCAACGATGCATGTGTATGCCGCAATCCGTGTGCTGATATAACGGGAACGCCTGCATTCTCACAATGACGTTTCAAGATGTCGTTAATGGTCTCGTTGTATATACGCTTTCCGTCTGGTACAAATATTGGCTTATCTTTCGGCAAATTCTGGATCAGCATTGCAAACTTTGCTGCAGTTTTGTAATCAAGTGCAATCGTTCGCACAGATGATTTATTTTTTGTAGGGGCAAACTTACCTGTTGCGCTTTTGTAATCCCAAGTTTTGTTAATTCTTAGTGTCAAAGAGTCTAAATCGAAGTCTGCCGGTGTTAGCCCGAGAGCCTCTGCAAATCTAAGTCCCGTCTTGGCAAGCAGTAAAATCATGTAATCGTAATCTAGCTCTTTTCCCAAATTGAGATCTTGGAGAAGTTTTTCTAATTCTTCTGGCTGCAAAAACTTAATCTTGTGTTCTCTGTGCCTCGTTCCGCCAATAACTGCGCGCAAGGTTGGATCTCGCTTAATCAGTCCTTCGTCTAGAATGTCCTGAATCACGCATTTTAGCTGGTGATGAAAGTCCATGCATGTTTGATGCTCATGTGTCTCTGCATACTGGCTAAGAAGCTGCTGATAGCTTCTGCGGGTAAGCTGTGTCACCTTTAGTTGTGGTACTAACAATTTGAGCATTCGCTCGGTGTTCTCCCACTTGCGATAGGTCACTGGAGTCACATAATTGTGCTTGTATGTCTCAATCCACTTTTTGAAATAAGTCTGAAATAACTGTTCATTTCTCTTCAAGTTTGCCCTCCTTTCCCGCTGCTAATTTCTGAATGGCTTCGTTGTATCTTGCGGGTATCTCTGTTGATTCAATGTGATTTTGTTCAGGCTCTAGCCATTGTCGAATATCAAATTCTTGTTCAACGTCTGTGCTGTGCGGCATCACATTCACTGTGCTGAAATGCAAATAGTCGTCTTCATCGTTTTGAATGAAATATACTTGTCTAGCAGCACGTGTCAGACTGTCACCATGAAAAATTGTTGCGTTCATGCCGCGAATGGCACAATTGAATATCAAAAACGGCAACGTGCTATCGCCAAGCTCTTCAAGGTGATAAAAATACATGCTTGGCCGATAATCCCACGGCTTGTGCTTCAAACGGTCTTGTTGCCATCGCTGAATCATCATTGAGCCAGTCCCAGCCGCGACCTCGTAATACTCGCTACTGTCATTCGATCCAACGAGCATGTTCACGAGCTTGCTAATGCTTTCAGGAGTGAAATCTTGTTTCTTGTCTTTACGATCAGCTTGAACACTCATGAAATATTCTGAGAACCAGTCATGTGATACGTCTGTGCTGACATCTAGGAATTTCTTAAAAAGCTCGTTACGCTTTTGCTGATCCATGACAATCTTCATCAACGCTGCTGGTGCCTGCTGTGCCTCACGAACACCTAACAGTTTGTGAACGACATCTGCTGTGAATTTGGTCGTCATTTGATTGCCTCTCATTTCGCGCTGACTGACTTTACAGCCTGATCGGAATAGTCCTTGATGCTCTGTGCGTCTTTGATTGCCTGTGATAAGTCATTGTTTGTCTGTTTGGCGGCTTCTAACTGTGATGTTAGGTAATTGATGGTCTGCTGCTTAGCATCGACCTCAGCCTGTTTCTGGGCGACTGCTTGCTGGCCTTCAACGATCTTTTGCTGAATCTGGGCGTCCTTGCTTGCCATGTCGTTGTCGTATTGCCGTTTGAGTGCCGCATACTGCGCCTGCGCGTCAGACAACTGATGTTGCAAATCGGACAAGCTAGATTGTGAAGCGTTGATCTTCGCTGTCAGCTTGTCGATATTGTTTTTGGTCTCCACGATATTCTGGTGACCTTGCCAAACATTGTCGGCAATGGCGGTTGCACCGGCTCCAAACATAAGTCCTGCTAAAACAGTTACTGTAAATGTCAATTTTTTATTCATGATTTTTTCTCCTTAATCGATCTCTTCTACTTCAATCTCAACACGTGGTTGGTCGCTGTACCATTTGCCAACATGGATTTCAACTATTTGGTTGTCGTCTTGCCACAAAATGCCGGTAAGCGCATCTGATACAGACTTGTAGTAGTTGTCTACATCCGGCTTAACTGTTGGCCTAACTTTGCCTTCTTTTTTCTGCCTTATTAAGGCCTTACTGCCAGACTTTTGGAGCGGACGGTATATTTCCATTGCCACCCTTATTGGTCCGCTTAGAGGCTCAATATTTAGCTCTGACGCCAGGCTCTTAACGTGCTGCTTGTAGTTTCTTGATTTGGTCGGATCGTAGGCATGACCCATTCTTGTGAACTTTGGCCTTCCTTGTGGGACTGGGTTACCAGGTATCGTTAGCCTTATCACGCTGGCTTCACGTCCTTCATTTGAAGATTCCTCCTGTAGTTTCTTGTATTCTTCTTCGCTAAGTAGCTAATGACTCACGACCTCTTCATGCCCGTTGTTACGACTCGGCAACTTAATCTCAAACTCGCTTGCAACCCGCTTCACGAACGTTGTTGACTTCCCAATCCGTTTTGCAACGTCAATCAGTGTGTCACATTGTGAGGCAGCTTCTGCAATTCCGCGCGCGTATTTGGCACGGGCTTCTTTTCGTTTTTTTGAAATCTTTTCAAGGCCATTGTTGACCGAAGTCTTCAAAGTATCGCTGTCATCAACACCGGCAACTGCCTGTTTCTCGACAATCGCTTTCTTTGATACAACAATCCGATTGTTGAACTCTTGCTTCTCGATTTTTGAGAATGCTTCGCTTTTCGAGATGTCTAGCATTGCTGAGTTTTCATAGCGCTTAAGCAACTCCGCTTTGAAGTCACGCCACACTTTGTCACCTTGCTTGTAAAAACGTACTGTTACTTTTGACATGCTTTTTCCTCCTGTCGAAGTTCGATGTATTCCTGCTCACTGATTGGCTGTTTTAGCTTATCGATCGATATATTCATGGCCTTTGCTATTTTCACGAGTGTTCCCGTCATTACCTCTTTGCCGTCAAGGAAGTTGGCAATCGTGATGCGACTAACACCAGCAATCAAGGCAAAACGATATATCGGTAAGCTAGGATGGACATCAATGAAGTTGCGAAGCCTCTCGCGTGCCCAATCTTGGCCTTCGTTGTTGGCATTGCTCTGGTATCCAATCATGCCATTGCCTCCTGTTCAATGCTTCGCGTCAGTGAAAAGTCAAGCGTTGCGAATGCTTCGCCAATCCATAGCAAGCGGCTCAGGCTTCCTAATACATCACCGTCAACACGAACTCTTTTTTCTGCTTCAAGGATCATGTGCCTATCGGCGTAAATAATGGCTTGTACGAGCATTACAATGTCTTTCCACTGTGCTTTAGTAATGTCTAAAACACCGTCATCATAGTCACGTTCAAGATCCTTTATTGATCGCCTGAAGATTGTTTCACATGCCTGTAAGCGTTCATCCAACTGTTGCAAATATCTATTCGTCATTTCTTCGGCTGTCACGATCTTTTCCCCCTTACGTCTTTCAAATCTTCAAAGTTGAGTGTGCATTCTTTAGATTTAGGAATGAGGCGGCTAATGAGCTTGCTGTTGTACATGTGCTCAAGCTCGCTCATCTCGTTGTTCGTTGTGATAATTGTTGATAGACGAGGCCTGTTGTACTCAAAATCAAGACGGGCATTCGCAACACGGTACATCAGCTCTTGCATATCACGTCTGACGGGCTTGATGTCGAGTTTCATGCCGCCTTCAGTCCCGAAGTCGTCCAACAACAGCACGTCAGCCTCTTTCATTGCGCGCTCAATGCCTGTCAAACGCTTGCGAACGTCTGGCGCGTCGTATTGCAAGCCCATGAGGTTGCTTAGCTCTGCCGTTGATATAAACAGCCCTGACTGGCCTTCATCTCGTAGACTTGTCAGCATCGCCAAAGCGAGCGATGTCTTGCCTGTTCCACGCGGTCCAAACAAAATCACGTTTTCAGGCGTTTCTTGCATTTGTTTTGCCAACTTGTATGCCCTATTTCCCAGATCTCTTGATTTCTGCAAATCCGTTTGTAATTCAGGCCGCCATTTTTCGAACGTAAACTTGGCCGGAACGTTTCCGGGGAAGACTGAGTAGCGATAAATGGCACGTGCCTTTTTACGGTTCAATGCGGCCATAGAGCGTTCGTAGAAGCGCCGTTCAATCTCGTCCTGAGTTGGCAGCTTGCTAACGTCCATTCCTCGCTTTTCGATTATTTTTTGCACGTCCGCATGTGTGAACAGTCCTTTAGTCGACTCCATATCCCCAGTTCTCCTTTGTTTCCGTGTGTTCTAGCCGTCTACCAGATGAAAACTTGCGATTTGCTTGAGCTACCATGGTGTCGTATTTCGATCTCAGCTTTGACGCGCTTAGAATGTTTGTTTGCCAGAAAGTGTCGATCTGACACCAGTCGATCATCTTGTGGATCTTTTCAAATGGGCGATGATCCAGTTGATTCATCTTTCGAACTTCATCAGCCCACGCTTGCAAGTTTGGCTTTCTGTGCTCAGGGTTGTTGCCTTTGATCTTCGACCAGAGATAGACAGCTTCAATCATTTCAGGAGAGTCGTCTGCATATTCCCGCTTGCGGGAATGCTGACTATCTTCTTTCTTTTCATTCTTTTCATTCTTATAGTTCTTATTTGTGTCGGTTTGTTGTTCGGTAGTTGTTCGGTAGCTGTTCGGTAGCTGTTCACTTTCTTGGTACTTATCCCAGTTAACAATAGTAATGACGCTGTATTTGGGGTTCGAAGAGATGTTCAACATTCCGGCTTTTTCGAATTTCTTTAGGCCTCTCCATACAAAACTGCTGTTCACTTGCTGTGCAGGTTTGACTCCGTCATTCATCTGATCCCGCATGGCTGTACGGCCGGTGACGAATTGACCCCTGTTCAACGGAACCACCATTCCGTTGAAAGTAATATGTCGATCATCAAATGACGCCTTGTATAAGCAAAGATGCCAGAGCTTGAACAAATCTCCACTTGACCATGGCAAACTGCCTACACTTCTACGGAACGACTTGATCCAGCCTCCGTCTGCCATGTAATCACCTCAAATCAGAATGGAAGATCATCATTGCTGACATCGATTCGCTGACCGTTGTTGGCAAATGGATCGGCTGTATTGGTTTGGCTTACTTGTGCCGGTGTGCCGAAAGGCAGATTAGAATTTGAAGAAGATTCATCTTTGCTGTCTTTCCAACGATGCTGAATCTGAGGGAAAGCCGTTGGCTCCCACTTCTTGATATGCGGGTAGGTCTTGCCGTTGTATTCTTCATTTTTTACGGTAACTTTAACGGCATGACCAGTGAAATCTGCAAGCATCGCCGCAAGATCAGCCCACGCCTTATGGTCTGGAATGCCAGCATTTTTGCCAATCATGAACAGATATCCCATTGCATACTCTCCGGTGTCTTTCTTTGGATATTGGTTGTCGAAGATATGCTTGTTCTGATATTTCTGTGGAACGTCATTGCGTACCATTAGGTCGAACTTGATAAACTCGCGATCTTTGTAGTTGTCAAATCCAAATCGGTTAATGACGCATTCATATACACCATCTTGAATGTCGCCGTTGCCTTCTGCTGCTTGTGAGTAGTCCATTGTGATAGCCATGTTTTAGTCCTCCTGTTTGACTGATTTTTCTTGATTTCCAAACTTGAACAGCTCGTTAATTGGTACTAGCTTCCGATTGTCTAATCTGTTTTTAGCAAAAATTGCATCAGTTCCCTCAAGAATGACGCCACGGCCATCAGTCTTGGGATTAACTACCACGCGCCCTACAACGTCTGTCAGGCCTAATAGACCATCACGTACGCTGTCACGAATTGCTGGTGCATACTGGCTGAACGATTGTCCGGTTTCGCTTGTAACGTCTCGTGTGTTCTCCCAAGCGGTTACTAGCACGTTAACTGGTGCGTCCATGAAGATCATGGTCATGATACGGGCAAAGTAATTTGTCCATCTTGAGTAATCCTGAAGCTCGTTGCCAATACCGTTTTTACTGTGCCTGCCCATCTCGACAAACCAGTCTTTTTCGAACGCTGATACGTTGTCGATCACCAGATTGTCATACCCAGAAACACGCTCAGCCAGATTTTTCAGGAACTCTTTCCATTCCTCGCTTGGCTTGCTTCGGTCAAATGGTTGCACATCGATGTTCGGTGCACCGGATAGCACTTTTGAACTGTCATCCAGATCTAGCACGAGTGTTTTGCCATCAAGATTGCGGATAGCTGACGTCTTACCGACACCAGGCTTTCCATAAATCAAAACTCGCCAGTTCTTTGTTCGATCAATTGCAGATGCATGTTTAATTGGCTGCATCTACCGCACCCCCAGTCCAATGTTCTCAACCAGTCGCGCGTTTGGTACCTCGCGGCCAGCTTGTAGTGCTTTCTTCAAGTCGGCTTTGTTGACCATCAACGTTGTCTTAATGAACTCTGGTGGCAACTTATTCGGGTCTTCTGGTGCTTCCACACTCACTGTTCTGCGTGTGTAAATGCTGAATAGTGGTGTATGAATGTGTTCACGACCAGTTTCAACCATCGCTTGCACCAATCGTGATTTGATTGTCGCAGCGTTTTTCTTGGCACTTGTCTTTCGTTCTTGCAAACGCCTGATTTCAGCGTCGATTTCTTTGACGTCTGCTTCGACTGATTTATAGACTTTGACATAGCCAACTGCTTTATCGTCAAAGTCGCCCTCAATCATTTCCATCGTGTCAGCAATCGCTTTTGGATCTGCGTTGCCACTTTCTGCCAGTCGTTGCAAACTGGTCAATTTGTCTGTTAAGTCGTATAATACTGACATATAATATTTTCCTTTCTATCAGTCGTTGGCATGCGGGCCAGCGGCTTTTTTCATGGCTTGTTTGATAATGAATAGGATTGCGTGTGCACCATCTTCTTGACCCATCGCATACGTTTGATGAGGGTCTGTGTTGTTCGGCCCATAGTCAGTGGCAACCTTGTGATATGCCGCGATCTGGCGGTTCGCTTCGGCTATAATTCGTTCGTATTCCTCATTAGTCATCACATCATCCCCTTAGTTTCGCTAGTCGTGCACGTAGCTTCTCGTTCTCGACAAGCAACATCTTTGCAATTGGTGTGTGGTTGCCACGAATGCTGTCTAACGTCAATTTGTTGTGTTCGTTCAGCAAATCACCAATGGTTCGTTCTGCTTCATTCAATCCACTGCCTCCAATTTCCGCTGTGGCCTAAGCAGTGACCAACGATCACGCCGAAGCCACCAGCAATTAGTAAATAGCCAATCATTATTTGTCCTTCTCTCTAAGTGACCTTGAAATCTCTGGGAACCATTTGTCTAAGAAGTCGAGCCATGGTTTCGGATGAAACAGATACCCCTTTTTGCCAGGCGGTGGATATGAAACCACGGTATCTTGCAAGAACTTGTGGAAGCGTGGGACGTTCAAGATATTGTTAACTACCCACGTGTTGTTATGTCCTTCGACATAGCTTGTTGCGGTGGTGAGCGTCCACATGCCTCGCGCTGCTAACTTGCGTTTTAGCTCTTGGTTCTCTTCGATCATCTTTGCCAGTTCTTCTTCATCGACCGCTAAATACTTTTTACTTGAAATCTGATCATCTTCAACAACCTGCAACAACGGCATGGCATTTCCTCCTTTCCTGTGATCGCCTCCTGACGGATAATGAAACCGGAAAGGAGGTGATTGATATGGATCTAACTGTTCATTTCCGCGATGGCAACACGGAAGAAATCCCAGACTTTGAATCAGTGGTTTGCCTAGGAATGGATAAAAATGTTGTTAAAGCTGAAGACTTTTCCAATATTTACTTGGAAAATCAAATTACCTATTCATTTGTTGGCCATGCTGATTCGCTCCAAGCTAATGGCGCCGATATACTGTATTTAGTTCTTGCTAAGTGATTCGATGAGCTCCGCGATGGCTGCCACCATCTCGGGGCTTTTTTCTTTGTTCTTCAGTTGAGCAACAACAAATTCTGTAACGGCATTTTCTAGTTTTTCCTGTGTGCGTCCGTTCATTTAGACAGCCTCCTTTTGTAGAAACTTGTTGATAAAATACTGCTGGCCTTTGCCGGTCACCTTTGGGGTCTTCTGAACTGTTACATGGCCGTCCGAGTGACTGATCGCCGTTTCCTTGACCTCGAACAAGCCTAGCTCCATCGCGCGTTGTGTCGGCGAGTTATAGTCGGCACCAATCCGTTTGATCAGATAGCCTTGCTCACGTAGCCATGCGAATAACCGCTTGGCACCAATGTCAACGCCGTTCTGTTTGATTACCTTGGCAAGATCACCGACCAAGATAGTTGTGTGACTTGTGGCTACCGCGTCTGCAAACAACGCTTTAGGCTTCATTGTTTCGTTATCAGCCGTAAGTGCCGCTGTTTTGGCTTGTTCGTCCTTTAGCTTCGTTGCCAGATTGATAATGAAGTCTGGATTATAGATGGCCTTCTCAATCGTTTCAGGCGTCATGTAGGCGCCATGCTTGCGGATTGATGGGAGGACTTCATGCGTTACCCAATGCTTGAACTCTTTCGCAGTTGGTAGCTTGCTCGAAAGTACCAAACTGTATAATCCAGATTCATTAATGAGGGTCATTTCGCGTGCTTGACCTGAGGTACCGATTCGGTACTTCAGCCGGTCTTCTTCTTCAACGTGGTTGTTTACGTCACGACTTCCGTTTTGATATCCGAGAATATCGGCCACATCCTTACCGACAAACATTGGCTCATTGTCAGCATTCAAAGTTCGTACTTGCCGGCCTTTAAAATAGAAATGTTGTAGTTCGTTCATACCGTCATCCCCTTTCGTTCTCTATCGGGAACGTTATCTGTAAAAAAAAGATCCAGTTGATTGGCGCCGTATCCCAAAATGCTTGCCATTTTTACTAATTCGGTAGCGCTAATTGTTGTAATTCCGTTCTCACGCTTAGCGTACGAAGAGCGGGTATGCCATCCCATAGCTTTTGCCATTTCGTCTTGGTTCATTCCTTTTGCGATACGTTCGGCACGAAGACGTTTTAAATTTAGTGTCATTGTATTGCCTCCTTTCGTTTCCTTTTGGGAACATCTAAAGAATATCATCAGCGTTCCCATGTGTCAACGATTATTTCAAAAAAATATTCAGATATTGTTTTTTGGTGCCCCTATTGTGCACAATCGGGAACGGTGTTAAAATCATTCTTGAGGTGAGATACATGAAAACAAATGATGAAATAATCAAGACTTTGAATGATCTTCGCAACCGTGAAGGGATTTCAATCAGTGAACTAGCACGCCGTGTTGACATGGCAAAATCGTCTGTGTCTCGCTATTTCAATGGAACACGTGAGTTTCCATTAAATTATGTTGATAAATTTGCAAGTGCTCTTCATACAACTCCGGAAAGCCTAATAGGAGTTTCGCCTGTAGATCCTTTTAAAGTCAAAAAACTAAATGTTCACTCTTATCCATACATTCCCGCTGAGATATCGGCTGGAATCTTGTGCAATGTCGATCCGCTAACTTCCGATGATGTTGAAACGATTCAACTGCCAGATAGTGTTATGGGAAGATATGCCGGAGACAGTAGCATATTAATGATGCATGTTAATGGCGAATCAATGAATCAAACGATTCCGGACGGATCTTTAATAGCAGTCAAGCAATACAACGACATTCAAGATCTTAAAGACGGTGACATAGTTGTCTTTGCAGATGATGGTGACTACGCTGTCAAATATTTCTATAATGATCGTCAAAAACAGATTGTGACCTTTATTCCAGATTCCACCGACAAAAGATTTAGTCCTATCATGTATACCTATGAAGACCTTGAAGAAGAGAATATCAAGATCATTGGCAAGGTAGTCGTGTACACGGTAGTTCTATAAAATCTCACGTCCAAACTCTGATCGACGTTAAAAGCTGAATTTTTTGGAGGGGAATAATGAAACTACTTATCTTAATTGCCTTTTTAGGATCGCTCCTATTGGCTGCAATATTTGGCACATTGTCTATAGTTCAAAGAAAGGATCCGAGAAAACTAAAGCGGAACCTTATTATTACCGCATTGTCGGCGGTAGCATTTATTGCAATCTTTTTTTGGATTGGCACCTACTCGGGAGAAAGCAAGAGGTCAGCTGCGTCTAGTTCGTCTTCAAAAGCTGAATCGTCAAAGGTCGAGTCGTCACAAGATGATGATGACAGTTACGAAGACACTGATAGCGATGACTCTGGTGATGAAGAATCATCAAGCACAGAAACATTCAACGCAGCTGACTACAACACTGGGATCACTTATGAACAGTTGGCACGGACTCCAGACGACTACAAGGGCAAGAACATCACTTTAACAGGCGAAGTTATTCAAGTCGTTGAGGGTGACGATGAAACTGATTTGCGTGTTGCAGTTGATGGTAATTATGACAATGTAATTATGGTCGGTTATGATCCAGATATTATGAACGGCTCTCGCATTCTAGAAAATGACAAGATCACCTTCTATGCTGAAAGCTTGGGTACCACCACTTACAAATCTACCATGGGTGGCAAAATCACAGTTCCATTGGCTTTGGCCAAGAAGATTGATGACGCCGGAACCGCTCCCGACGACTATGGTGATTAGTCCCTTTCCCCACGCAAGCGGCGTCCCCGTGCAAGCCGGAGAGTGGGGCTGGATACAAAATAAAAAGCGTCTACCCCACCGACTAAAGTGAACGGGTAGACGCCTAACAAATACTCGGAGTCATAAGGCTCTTTGTATACTAAATTTTACCAGAAAAGGAGGAAGATTGCATGGCAACATTTAGGAAACGCGGCAAGTATTGGGAATACCGGGTTAAGTATACGGACTCCGCCGGTAAACAGCTGGTTGCTTCACACGGCGGGTATCGGCTTAAATCATCTGCGCAAGATGCTGCAGAAGCTGTAGAAGATGACCTCAAACGTGGTGGCGATCCTTCCAAAGCTGGGACACTGTTTTTGGATTATTGGGATCAATGGATTGATGCTTATAAGTCAGGCGATAAGTCCCTCAATACTGAATATAGATACACGTTGCTAAGAAAACATTTGAAGTCACGTTTTGACGGCCGTAAGCTTGGCTCAATCCGTCCAATCGAATGGCAACGCTTCTTGAATGATTTTGCTGCCGGTAAGGACCGCAATAAAGAGACCACACGCAAAGGCCCTCGCGAACGCTCAAAGGATATTGTCAGCAAGATGAATAGCTATGTCCGCTCAATGGTTAAGGCAGCCATCAATGATCGTCTGCTCTTTTCTGACTTCACTTTTGGTGCCAAGGTTGGTGGAATCCGTTCAGGAAGCAAAGTTAAAGTGCTTGATCAGGACGACTTTGCACAGGTTAAGTCTCAGGCAGCCGAGAAGGCTTCATATCTAAGCATAGGGGCGCTTGCAGTGTATTTAGGGGCAATGACAGGCATGCGGGTTTCTGAGGTTCTAGCACTCACGTGGGCTGATATAGATACTATTAACAACGTGATACATGTTACCCGTTCTTGGGATCATCAGTATGGGACTGGATTCAAGCCGACAAAAACCGAAGCGTCAATACGAGATATTGAAGTGTCACCAGCAGTTATTAAGATACTCGAGCGCATTCATCAAGAGCAAATGGCAGCATACTTGCGAACTGGTTATAGAGATGCCGATCAAATGATCTTAGCTATCTAA